AAGCATTTCAACGCGCTATCTGGTGTGCAATTAATAATTTTAATTCCGTACTCTTCAGGGTATATTGTTTCCATTTCTTTAATTAAGCCCGTCAACTCGCCATCAGGACCAGTGCGCGGCCAATGTTGCATAGATGAAGGGTACTCGCCAAAGTAGTGGCGCGGCATTGTATAGCTCTTATCATCAAGCTTGCCGCCGTATCGCATATCCCACCCAACAAGCAGCATGACTTTGCAGCCGTAATGATATGCTAGGTTGACAACCTGCGGACCTGAGCCGTGATGTGCTGCCACGCGCGATTTGTCACGCGATAACCCTGGCATCCAGCGCTCTTCTATATAGTTAACCTCTTCCCATCTGTTCTCTAGCGCTTGTGGTCTGGTCGTCCATTTATCGCAAGGGTAGATCCTAGCGTCTCTTTCGTAGTAATCCCAGAATTCTGAATTGCACCCTAACACAACGTCGACGCCTAGTCTGTAAGTCAGGTTTGCCCCAAAGCTCTTAAATCTTTTAGTCTTTTCAATGACGTCATCCGTCAAGCTTGGGCCGGTGCCCATGATGACGCCAACTCTTTTGTCGTCGCCTTCAAACAGTTTGTCAAAATTAGTCTTCAAAAAGAAAAATCTCAGTTATTGGTGCTCGATCAAAACAGTCCAGTGCTGTCCGTCTTGAGCAGTTGATAATATTCACATCCTGAGCTTTGCTTAACGCTTCCCAAGACTTACTAAATTGGCTGTACGGGCTACCTCTGTTTAACTCAGAAGGGTGGTCCCCAAAATAATGAGTTCCAAAGCAATCCATTCCTAATAAGAGGATCGTCTTAGCGCCCAGGAGGTAAGCCAGATTAGTAGCTTGTACCCCGCTATTACCGCCGCCCGAGACACCATAATGAATGAAATGATTGTCGAAACCAGCGCGTTGACGACTGTCGTGCCTACAAAGATCGTAAGCAAAGTCAGGATTATTAATAGGGTTGTCAACATCATTTATTGTATGCCGCTCGCCTTTAAAGTTCTGGAGCACATCATTGTAATATTTTGCCCACCACTTGCTATCACATGCATAAAGCATTTCCGCGCCCGGACACATCCGCCAAGCGTCATTGACTGCGATAACTACACTATTTTCTTGCGCCGTGTTGCAGTCTTCTTTGTTGAGACTCTGTCCGGTTCCGATGACGGTATAGATTGGCTCTTTTTTTTAATGACCGCTGGAGTTTGCAGATCTTTTATTTCAACTGCGGCGCCCGCTTCATTTACTAAATGCTTCAAAAACTCCACATCATACTGATTTGACGACAAGATGTCCCCACGACTGAACATACCCATTTGAGTGATTACTTGAGCGCCAGTGATTGATATTTTCATAAATTGCCCTAAAAAATGGCGGCCATATTTCAGACCGCCCAACACACAGGTGGAGGAGAGACCTGTTAGATTGTAGCTTTCACGAAAGCTTCGGTGCGATATACGCAAAATGCGATACGCTCTTCAGCCCGGATTGTCACCATGTTCTTCTGGAAGTTTGTGCTGTCTTCCAAAGAAACTTCAACAGAAGCCATCTGGCGATCCTTTATCTCGCAGCCCATCCCAAAAGAACCAACCACAGCCTGACCGGAAGTCATGCTATTGGTCACAACAACTGGAAGGCCCCAAAGTCGAGGCGTTGACATTTCGCGAGGATTGCCAACAACGTAGCGATCATCAGAACTGCCAACTTTACGAACATCAATGTCGTACCAATCTTGCGGATTGAGCACGATGTAATCAGGCATATACTCAGCAACGTGAGCTTGCTTGATCATTTCTCGGATGATGTCGATCTCGTTAGTTAGATTAGGAGATTGCACTGTATAAGCTGTCGCTTGAGTGTGGAACCCATTTAGCTCACCATTGCTACCAGTACCAGTGACTAGTTGCGTCTCTTCTTTCAATTTCAGACCATAAGTCAGTCGTCCATTAATGAAAGATTGCAAGCTAGCGGAATCATCTAACACTTGCTTAGAAGCAGGTATGAAATGCGCCAGGGTTGTTACTGGAGCAGTCACAAGTGTGAAAGTAATAGCCGATTCTGGCTTGGTCACATTCTCAAATGCTTCTGGGGATCCACCGACTTGAGGACCAGCGTTGTTAGTAAACGCGTTCTCTCGAACAAACTCGATCAAGTTTGAGTTAGTAGGGCTTGACGGCATAATGTCACGCAAAGACAGCATACGATTTGGAGTAGTATTAAACCCATCTAATCGATCAGCTGCAACTAGCGGCTGGTTCTGTCCAGTAGCGTTGATAATAGCAGTCTTGAACTCTACTTTAGCTCTTGAACCACGACCCTCAATCAACGATTTGAAGTTGTCAGACTTGACAAATTCAGCACCAAGATCTACTCGAGGCTCAGCATTGTCATGCATTTTCACACCGTTCTGCTCTATGTCTTGAAGTCGGTCGATAATATCGTCCATCTTTTCAACTTGAGCATCAAGTAAGCCTTTTGTTTCAGTAGCAGTTGAGCCAGCAGATTTTGCTTCCTCGTTTGCTTTTTCGACGGTCTTCTCAAAAGAACCCATCTTTTCAGTTAGCGCAGTTTCAAGCGCCGCTTTGGTCATGACATTATCGCGCAGCCATTCGCGCATTTCTTCAGTTTGCATTGTATTTACTCAAAATAAATTAGCGGAGCACTACTTAAGAAGACGCTTTAAGTCTTCAGGTTTTGCAGCAGTACCTAAAATGCGCTTCAATTCGTCTGCAAGCTCAGAATCCGCATCACGCTTTATCTGAATCTTGTGAACGCGGCTTACAAACGCAAGTGCCGCCGACTTGGAAAACCCTGCATCTCGCAAGATCCGTTCCGCGTCTCTTAAACTTTCAATAGCTTCAATCGCTGAGTTAAACTCGAACGACTTAACAGTGGTAATTTGTGCTTCAACATTTGCAGGCATAGAAACCAGGGATATTTCAACTAGGTCTGCTTCTTTAATCAAACGTTGATTCTTTTCTTCGTTCCAATCAGACCCGCCTTTTGGAATTCGAAATCCAATTGACATGCCAGAAAGTGCGCCGTGCTTTAAGGAAGCATAAGTATCGTCTGCTAAGGAATTACCAGGCGTGAACTCACCTTTAACTTTTAACCCGCTTGCATCTTCATGTACCGACTTCCAAATGCCGATGATTTTTGAAGGATCGTGGCTGTGCAACATGGGGATCTTACGATCCAAAGACTTTTCAAATGCACCCTTGACCACAACATCACCATAACTATCTTCATTGCCAAAAGTTGATGCGTAGCCTTCAAACTCGCCTGCTTTAAGCTCAGGGCCTGCAAACTTAATTTCGCAGTTATCAATTGATAAATATTTCTGTTGCATAATTTACACTATAGGTTCGGGTTGAGTCGCGGGCTCTTTAGCTCCGAGATTATCTAATGGCGTGAGATTCACTTGAACTGTGAGATCGTCACCCCCGTCAATTTTAGGGTCGTTGTTGATCTTCCTAATTTCGTTTCGAGTCTTCAACCCGTTCTGCACCCACTTAGAATGCAGTTCAGCTTTAGCAGTTGAATCCATTTTGATAAATCCAGTAGTATCATGGTCTGCAAAAACAGATCTCTCAACAACTAGGCTTTCTTTAATTGAAGTCTCCCATTCGTCTACATAATCTTGTAGCGTGAACGTCAAGAACGACAATAACTGCTGCTCAAATGACGCAGGCCATGCGCTAGTTGCGCCCCCGCCGCCAATCATTACTTCAGGTACGCCGAAAAACCTGGCAATCTCTGAAACTTGCATCTTGCGAGTCTCGATCATCTGCATAGAATCCGGATTGATTGAATCTGCTTGATACTTAACACCGCCCTCAAGAATCCACAACTTACCCTTGTTGAACGAGCCCTCCGACATGCCCTCGTAGAGCTCTTTTGCCTGTTCACGCTGCTTAGCAGTAAGCCACTGGTCAAACATCAGGTAGCCGCCGCCTGAGCGGCCTCCGTTGGCGAATTGCTTAGCTGCGTAGGTATCAGCGGACACTGTTAGCCCGTAAGATTCTCGTGCATAGTCGCTTCGCTCTAACCCGACCACCCCATCAGTACCTAACCCTTTTAGATGTAGGACAGACTTCTTCGTAAAAATCCTGACACCTTGCTCCATTTGATAATGGTAGACAAGATCACCATTAGAAATGTAAGGGGTCATTCTGCCCGGGCGAAGTGGGACAATTGCAATTGGCTTTGTGCCATCAGCGTTCCAAAAGACCTCCGCGTACGCATTTGACCACAAGACTAGTTGAGTCGTCATAGCTTTTCTAAAGTCCCTAGGTTTCATTAACGCATTTGGAGACCTATGGAACAATTGATTTAGATAATGCTCTCGTGGAAGTTCTTTTCTCCCGTCTGGCGCTTGTCGATAAAAGTTTAGTGGGAGACTACAAACTGAATTTGTAATGTATTGAGTACAAGCCCACACAGACGATATTGCCATCGCTCGACTGTCAGAGACTGAAATCCCAGAATCAGTGCTAATCCCGCCTGAAGTGCCTAATTGCTGTCCCTCGTCTTTGTTCGAGAGAGCCCCTGCCCCAAAAAGGCGTAAAAACGAGGAAAATAAGTTCATTTAGTTGCTCTGAGTAAGGAAGTCGTCTAGGCCAGTCAGGTCAGAATACATTAGCCTGCCAACTGCCATGATTAGAGCGACCATTCCGTCAATTTTATTCTCACCACGCTGCTTGCGTGGAAAGATGTTGTCTTTTGCGTCAACCTTGGCAACAACATTTGAAGCCATCCATGTCATTACAGGATCTCCGTTATGATGAAGACGGCCACTTGAGATGGCTGCTTCAAGCTCATACATTGCGGGCGACATATTAGCAACAGTATTTCTAAATTCTACAGCCGTAGCGCCTTCACTAATTAAGTTTTGAGCGAGTTGCGTCGCTCTCCAAGGGTCATATACGACCTCCGAAACAGGAAACTTTGCCATCTCACCGACGACATGCGCCTGGATTTCATTGAAATCAATCTCGTTCCCATCAGTCACTATGATATTGCCAGAGTTAGCCCACATCTCATACTTCTTGCCCTCTGAGCCATAGACAGTACTCTCAGGCAAGTAAAACGTCGGAAACACAAAATAATGGTGCCTTCCGTTAATTTCTTTGACAAAAACCTGTAAAAAGGCGGTTATATCAATTCTTGAGGCTAAATCTATTGAAAAAATGCAGTTCGATGCCCTAAAGTCTTCAATTTTTAAGGTTGGATCGGAACAATTGTTCCAGGTTTCCATGTTCAGCCACGCTGAATGCGCACCGACCCATTGATTCAGATGCTTTCTCTTAAAAGCATTCTGCTTCAAAGCACTTCTGATGGCCTCTTTTTGCTGAGCCTTTAAGAACGTACCACTTACCGACACGTCATAGTTAGGGTTTGCCTTAATCAAAGCGTCCGTTGTCGTCCAATCGTCCTCCGGATCAATCCCATACATGACCGCAAACGTGCTGTCGTCTTTGTATGTCTTGTTTAGGAGCTGATTATAATCCGTCTCGTTAATAAAACAAGGACCCGACAAGTTAGAACCTGCCGTTGTGATCCGTAACATTAAAGGCTGCTGGCGAGCACCCATGCCCGTCTGCATTGTTTCGATCATGCTGTCAGTGTCATGCTCATGATACTCATCAATTATTGCGCAAGAAGGCGAACTACCATCACCAGGGTTCCCAACCATCGGCTCAAACTTTGAACCATCATGCTGGCAGATTAACTGCTTTGCACGAGTGTTAATCCCAAACTCTTCGCACAAGTCAAACGTCCGTTCGCATATCAACTTAGCAGGGCGGAATACTTCAAAAGCCTGTCGCTCCGTCGTCGCGCCTGAATAAATCTCAGCACCGTGCTCACCATCAAGGACCAGCATATAGATTCCAATCAATGCCGCCAGGAGTGATTTGCCATTCTTTCTAGGGATTCGCAAGTAGACGTCTCTAAAGCGGCGAATGCCCTCATCATCAACCCATCCAAAGATGTTGACCACAATAAAGACTTGCCAATTTTCAAGCCGCAAGTTTTGCTTAGCGCCCGCCCACTTGCCTTTCGTATGAGGCAACTGCTCCAGGAACGAACAAACTTGCTCTCCCTTTTCATAGTCAATATGATAAGGAAAGTCTTCTCTCTTTAAATCGTCTAAAAACCTCTGGCACGCCTGAACTTCTTGAATGCATGCAAGCTTGTGGCCTTTAACAACACTATTAGCATAGATTAAGGCTTTCTGAAAGTACGGATACGCGTCATACTCTCCAATAGTGCTCATGATTTATTAAACTTAGAAAATTTGTTCTTGGGAGCAGATATAGAAGTCGGTTTAAGCTTCGATCTACCCAATGGGGAAATGCCAAGCGATCCACCAATCTTTTCCATGACCCGTAAAGACGACTCAGCAAGGCCTGATGCTGGGTTTTTAACACGAGCCCCCGCTGCATTAAGTGCAATCGGCCCTTCAGCTCTAGCAATTGCTCTCGCTTCCAGGTAGACAGAATATTGGTCACAGTAAGCAGTTAAAAGCCCATTATCAACTTCATTGTACAAGTGCTCTTTCTTCAAAAGCTCATACATCTTGTAGAAATGCTCTTCAGCGACTGGATCCAAATAGAAGGACGGTTTTACGTTATCGCGTTTCTCCACTGGTATCTCTTCCACGTTACTCATGCTATTCTCCCTAAGTTTTGAATCTCATCGGCTGTGAAAGTTGAAAGTAAGCCCCGCTCTTTATAAAGCTTGATACGGGCTGCCCGCGCAATTTGAGTAGCTGTTGACCAGTCTTGCTTTTTTTGAGGTGGCAAGACAGGCCTCCTATTTGGATCCTGTCTGGATGCTCTATGCGCCGGATTTACACAGATAGAATTACCACAATCATTTCTTAAAGAGACCGGCCCTTCTTGAAACTTTCCTGTGACCAGGAAATAAGCATACTTAGACGCGGATATAGTTGTCCCATCAATTGCGAACTGCGCTTTGTTCTTTCTAGTGGCGCCAGTCCACAGCCAGCACGTAGGTGTCTTGTTTACTTTTGACCAAAACCTTTCTTCTGCGGATTGGGTCTTTTTATTCATAATGCTCTCCAGTTGATTATAACGATTGCTTATAGTATCACAATGTACTATAAATTTAGCTTATATAGCCAAATTAAAATGGTGTTTTTTTGCC